GGTACACAAGGCACCCCATTTTAACATTTCCCAACGCATTTTTAACAGTTGCTAACACACTTTGGCACGGTTTTTGCTGCGTGCCACAATTACCATTCTTTAACACATTTAACACACCGTTAACACTCTTAAATTTTCATAAAACAAATGTTTCACGTGGAACAGTAAGAGCAGATGTTTCATGTGGAACAAAGTGTTAACAACAGTTAATTTATTTCTTTAATACTATTTAACAAAAATAATTTGGTGGATTCGTAAAATTGACGTATCTTTGCACCGTGTTTTAGAAACAATAAGTTTAACAATTTAAATTAGGTAAATTATGAACGAAAATTTTAATGAAATTATTTTTAACTGTGTTACAAGTGTTAACGCTTTGATGACTTCTAACGAAGTTGCAAAGGACGACAAGGCGGTTATTAAGTTGAACCGCTTTAAGAAGTGGTTGAATGAGTTTGCGGCTGCAAACGGTATGAAAGAATGTGGCGATTCAGACGCTGACAACTCAGCAGAGTAACACGCCCTTATCAAGTAACAACAGAAGTTTAACGTTAAATATTTAAGTTATGGCTAAAGGTTTTAGTTTTGCAAGTAAGTTCAACAAAACAAGTTTCGGTATTGATACAACCGATTTTCCGTTTGTAAAGTTGACAGACATCTACAACAGTAAAAAGGACGGTGGCGGTGATGTGGTGCACCCTATCAATGGTTTGTACGTCCACAAATCACAATTAGGTGATTCACCTGTAATAATTGACGCAGAAAACAAACGCCTTGTAAACTTGCCACAATTTACAGGTGACACTATCCGAGAAATTTTGGCGGATAGTGAGGCGGTCGAAGCTATCAAGGCAAACAAGGTGGGTTACACAATTTACGAATACGATTCGCACGCCAAAAAGTGTTACGGTATTACCTTTGTAGATAAGTAGCGCATGTAGGTAAAGGGTGATAATTTCACAGGGGTAACAGTATTTTTATTGTTATCCCTGTTTTTGTTTCATTTTAAATTTAACAATGTTATGGCAAACAAAAATCCTATAGGTTTCAGTAAAAGAACTTTTAGGGCTAGCAGTAATGTACATATAAAGAAAGACGTTATAACTGCTATTGAACAAAGTCCCGAACTGAGAAAAGAGATAGCACGTGTATTTCAACAGGCTAACAGACGTATACAGAATGTGGAAAATTCGGGTATTGTTTCGCCCGCAGTTGTCGCTCTAAACAAAGGCGATATAAAGGGGTTTGCAAAATTTTCAATGAAACACAGTTGGGACGAATTAAAAATAGAATATTCAAAAGCTATTTCTTTTTTGCAACAACCGACATCCACTGCTAGCGGTACAAAAGAATACGCTAGACATCTAAAGAAAACGTACAACTTGACCGACAATGAATTTTCGATAATGCAAAATAACTTAGTCGGTAAGATTGCGAGTGTTTCAGACCAAAAATTTTTGGAACAGTATTTAATGCAATACAAAGATTTTACAGGCGAACTTGAACAAGAAAGCAAAGATGTTTCAGACCAAATCGAAAGTGACGCTATAAAAATAGCGGATTCAGTACAACGGAATATTGATAATGCCGGCGAAATGGTCGAAAGTGCAGTACAAAAAATATTGGATAGTTTTAAAGATTTCGGTTTATAATGAAAAAAATACCCTTTGAACTACATGCAGAAGTTTACACCCCAAAAGATATTGCAAAGGTTTTATCTTTGGCGGTTAACGAAAAGAATTTTACAGGCAATAATAAGGGCGAGAAGTTCCTTAATGTGCCTGTGTCTTTCGATATTGAAACTACATCTTTCTATAGGGACGCAGACGGTGAAACATACAGTTATGAACGATATATAAAATTAGGCGGTAAAGATACCAAAATGGAAAAGTGTTCTTTAATGTATGTTTGGCAATTTGGAATAAACGGTTTTTGCGTAATAGGTCGAACTTGGGACGAATTTATAAAAATGTTATCTGAGATAGTAACTTTGCTAGACTTGAACCAAAAAAGACGTATTATTATTTACGTTCACAATTTGGCTTATGAGTTCCAATTTATCCGTGAATTGTTACAATGGGAAAAAGTTTTCTCTATAGATTTACGTAAACCGATTTACGGAATAACTAAAGACGGTTTAGAGTTTAGATGTAGTTACCTGTTATCGGGTTATTCTTTGGCAAAGTTGGGCGAACAGTTACACACTTACAAGTGTGAGAAATTAGTTGGCGATTTAGACTATAGTCTATTACGTCACAGTAAAACACCGTTAACGAAAAAAGAAATCGGTTACTGTTTGAACGATATAAAAGTAGTTATGTGTTACGTACAGGAATTAATAGAACGTTACAAGGGAATAACGAAACTACCTTTGACAAAAACAGGTTTTGTGCGTAAATATTGCCGTTCTGTATGTTTCAAGAAAACAGACGAAGAAACAGGCAAGACAACACCAAACTTTAAGTATTTCGACAAAATACACGATTTAAATATAACAGGTATAGAAGAGTTTGAAATGTTGCAACGTGCTTTCTCGGGTGGTTTTACACATGCAAACGCAAAGTATACCGATTTGGTAATAGAAAACGTAGATAGTTACGACTTTACAAGTAGTTACCCATACGTTATGGTATCTGAAAAGTTTCCGATGAGCACAGGTGTTTTCGTCCCTGTTAAGTCGTTAAAACAATTTGAGTTTATGACTAGTAAATTTTGTTGTGTCTTCGATATTGAGATAACAAACATTTTTGCAAAATCAGAAAACGAAAACCCCATATCAGTAAGTAAGTGTTTCGTAAAAGAAAATGTTTCTGAAAATAACGGTCGTTTAGTTTGTGCTAGTAAAATATGTATGACTATAACAGAAATAGACTTTAAAGTCTTTTCGCAGTTTTACACTTGGGAGCGCATACGAATAGGCAAAATGATTTGTTACAGAAAAGAATATTTACCGACTGAATTTGTGCTATCAATTTTGCACCTGTACGAAATGAAAACCAAACTAAAGGGTGTAAAGGGAAAAGAAGTTGAATATCTGAATAGCAAAGAAATGCTAAACAGTTGTTACGGTATGTGTGTTACAAACCCTTTGCGTGACGAAATTTTGTGTGACGGTGAAAATTGGGACGTTGAACACCTAACAGGCGAAAAACAGTTAGAAATGTTATGCAAATATAATGACAGTAGAAACAGGTTTCTTTTTTACCCTTGGGGTATTTATGTAACTGCTTATGCAAGACGTAACCTATTTACAGGTATTTCAGAATGTGGTGACGATTATATCTATAGTGATACGGATAGCGTTAAGATAATGAACGGTGACACACACAAAGAGTATTTTAAGCTATATAATGATTTGGCACAACAGAAATTACGTGCTGCATGTAAGTTTCATAAAATACCCTTTGAAAAGGTTGAACCTGTAACGATAAAAGGAATAGCCAAACCGCTTGGCGTTTGGGATTATGAGGGACGATACAGACGTTTCAAGACTTTAGGTGCTAAAAGGTACATGGTCGAAGAAGAAAACGCCCTTACTGTTAACGGTAAAAATTATAATTATAGTGTGACGGTTTCGGGTGTTAATAAAAAATCTGCTATCCCCTACATGTTAGAAACGTTTGGGGAAAACGGTATCTTTGACGCTTTTACTAATTACTTAGACATACCGCCAACTGCAACAGGTAAGAATATTCATACATATATAGATTACGAACAGACAGGTACGATAAAAGACTATACAGGTGTTATTTCAAGTTACGACACAGTAACAGGGGTACACTTAGAACCAACAGGTTATACACTTAGTCTTTCAGTACTTTATATAAATTATTTAATGGGAATAAGATTAAAAAAGGAATAATATGAAACAGAAAAAAGAAAAAGTGGAAACACCGAAATTTTACAGTTTAAACCGCATTTTGTCAAAAAATGCAGATTACAACGTAATTTTCGGTGAACGTTCAAACGGAAAAACTTATGCTACCCTGTTATATGGTATCAAAGAATATCTTAAAACAGGAAAACAAATGGCGTACATACGTCGTTGGCGTGAGGATTTAAGGGGGAAACGTGCCGAAAGTTTATTTGCAAATCATGTGGCAAACGGTGTAATACAGGAACTAACAGACGGTAAGTTTAACGAAGTGTTTTACGTTTCGGGTAAATGGTTTCTTTCGTCTTATGACCCCGAAACCAAAAAGCGTATACCCGACAACACACCGTTCTGTTTCGGTTTCTGTTTATCAGAACAGGAACACGAAAAGTCAAGCAGTTACCCGAATATAACTACAGTTGTATTCGATGAGTTCCTTACAAGGCGTTATTATTTGCCTGACGAATTTATGTTATATATGAACCTGTTGAGTACAATTATCAGACAGAGAAACGATGTTAAAGTTTTTATGTTGGGAAACACCGTTAATCAGTTTTGCCCTTATTTTACCGAAATGGGGTTGAAACAGGTGCGAGTTATGGAACAGGGAACTATTGATATTTACCGTTTCGGTGAGCACGGTGCAACGGTTGCGGTTGAATATTGTAGTACTATTGTCAAACATAAAGCTAGTAACAAATATTTCTGTTTTGACAATGAGAATTTGCAGATGATTACAGGCGGTAAATGGGAACTAGCAGCATATCCGCATTTGCCTGTTAAATATAAACCGAATGACGTGTTGTTTGTCTTCTATATTCAGTTTAACGAAATGACCCTACAGGGAAACGTGATACAGGTTGAGGACAAAACAGGGGTAAACAATTTTATATATATCCACAACAAGACAACACCGATTAAAGATACAGATAATAGTTTGATTTATTCGCTGCAAATGAACGGAAAACCGAACTACAAACGAAAGTTGTTGAGTAACGCAAGTTATGTTGAGCAGCAAATAACAAAGTATTTCGCCACCGATAAGGTATTTTATCAGAACAACGAAATAGGTGAAATTGTGCGTAACTATTTAATGGCGAGTGCACGCAGCAACATAATTACTTAATATCTGTTAACAGGGGTTAAAAATGTTTCACGTGAAACACTTTTCCCCTGTTTTATTTGGTTTTACAAAATAAAAGAACTATCTTTGCAGCATGAAATAACAAAGTTAAAATTTGCTATATGGACGTAAACGGAATAGTATCATTAATAAGTAACGTTGGTTTTCCTGTTGCGGTGTGTGTCGCTCTTTTCTTCTATATGGAAAAGCAAAACGAAAGACATCAAAGCGAAACCGACAAGTTAAACGAAACAGTACAAAGTAACACTAAGGTGTTGACAGAACTTTGTACCTTAATTAAAACGCTAATTAAGTAAATGAAAAAAGAAAACTTATATAACAGGTATCAAACAGAAGTTAAAGATAAAGATACTGCATTATTTACATTTATGCAACGTGTTCTTTGCATGACTTCTAAAATGTTTGATTACACAGGAACACCCGAAACTGTTCCACCTGTTGAACTTGAAAAGATTCTGCAAACATCGGGTAACGTTGGTATAGCAGAAGTTGACGGTAATTTGTACGCCTTACAGGGTACAAGGGGCGGTGAGTGTGACGCTTATGGTTACGGAAAAGATTATGTTGTAGCAAACCCTTGGTTACAGTTGAACAAAACGTTCAAAATTGATGAGGATATTGTCGTTATCAATAACACACCGTTTGCGGATTCGCTTTTGCCTATTATCGGAAAATATGGTGTTCTTTACACAGACGCAACAATAACGCTTAATTTGGCAAGCATTTTAACACGTATCACGATGTTAATATCTGCTAGCGATGACAAGACCAAACAAAGCGCAGAATTATTTTTGCAAAAGATTTTGAACGGTGATTTTTCTGTAATTGGTGAAAATGCCTTTTTCAAAGGTGTAAACTTACAGACCCCACCGACACAGGGAAACCAACAAATCGGGCAATTAATTGAACTGTTGCAGTACTACAAAGCTAGCATGTTTAACGATTTGGGTTTGAACGCAAACTATAACATGAAACGTGAGCGGTTGAACACGCAAGAAGTTTCAATGAATATAGACGCTTTAATGCCTTTCGTGGATTCAATGCTAAAAGAACGTGTTGAGGGTGTGAAACGTGTTAACGAAATGTTCGGTACGGATATTACGGTAACTTTAGGGTCAAGTTGGAAAATCGAGCACGAAAATTATTTGTCGTTACTCAAAGCAACAGAACAAGGGCACGACCACACCGATAAAGAAGACGTTGACCCTGTAACGGAAAACGAAACAGAAGAAACGCAAGAAACAGAAGAAACGGAAACAGAAACAGAAGAAACAGAAGAAACGGAAACGGAAACAGAAGAAACGCAAGAAACAGAAGAAAAAGAAAACAAAGATGAAAATAAATGAATTGTTCACAACTGAAAACGGTTTATTTGAAAAAATCTTTAAACCCCTGTTTCCTGTTTTGTACGATTCAATATTTGGGACAGACGACCCGAAAATAATTGATATTGATTTTCGTTTCAAATATGGGGACAGAACTTTGGTTAATGCTATCACAAACGAAACTGCAAACGATATTGTAAAAAGTATTATTACAGTCAAGTTTGACGAATGGCAAAAACAGATTCAAGTGTTTAATAAAGAATATGACGTGTTAAGTCCTGTAACAGAAAAGACAACTGAAACGGTAAATAACACAGTGGACGAAACAGGGAATAACAATACAGTCGATTCAAGTGTAACGTTTAATAATGCAGATTTCGGAAATGACAAAAAGCAACAAAGAGACTCAACAGGGAACAGACAAGAAACAGGTACGAAAACAGTTGTTAAAAACAGTTTGTCGGGCGGTGTTCCTGTTAGTGAAATTATTCAAAAAGAAATGAGTTTGCGCAAAACTAATTTCAAGACGCAAGTGATAGCAGAACTTGCAAAAGAGTTAACAGTAGATATTTATTAATTACTTAAATTTTTATAAAAATGAACGTAAAACAGATTTATAGTTTAGTTAACACCGTATCGGGTGAGGTTTTGGGTAATACAGAACTTGTTCACGAAGACCTTACAGGTTTGGTGGATTTGGGTAACGAAGTGTTCAACCAAAACGCAGTTGACAATTATGTTAAATCACTTGTAAACCATATCGGCAAAGTGGTTTTCGTAAACCGCCCTTATTCGGGTAAAGTTCCGAGTGTGCTTATGGACGCTTGGGAATTCGGTAGCGTATTAGAGAAAATCTCTGCTGATGTGCCGGACGCAGAAGAAAACGATACTTGGAACTTACAGGACGGTAAAGAGTACAAACAGGACGTTTTCCACAAACCGACCGTTACCGCTAAATTCTTTAACTCTAAGGTAACTTTCGAAGTTCCTGTATCTATCACAGAAAGACAGGTAAAAGAAAGTTTCAGCAGCGCAGAACAAATGAACGGTTTCCTGTCAATGATTTACTCAGCAGTTGACAAGTCAATGACTATCAAGACAGACGCTTTAATCATGCGCACAATTAACAACATGATAGCGGAAACCTTGGACGCAGACAAGACTGCATTTGGTTTCGTACCGTCAACACACGAAACAGTTGACTATTCAACTGCTAGTACTGTGCGTTGCGTGAACCTGTTGAAACTTTACAACGATAAGACAGGTGCACACTTGACCGCAGCCGCAGCGATAACAACACCCGACTTTATCCGTTTTGCCGCTTATATTATGGGACTGTACTCAGACCGTTTGCAGACAATTTCAACCCTGTTTAACGTTGGCGGTAAGGAGCGATTCACACCGAAAGACGTTTTGCACACAGTTCTGTTGTCTGATTTCGCAGCAGCTGCTAAAGCATACCTGTATGCCGATACGTTCAATAGCGAGAACGTTCTGTTGCCACAGGCTGAGACAGTTGCAAGTTGGCAAGCAACAGGCAAAAATTATGCCTTTGAAAACACGTCAAAAATTGACGTTAAGAGTGCGAGCGGTGCAAACGTTTCTGTTAGCGGTGTGTTGGGTGTTATGTTCGACCGTGACGCTTTAGGTGTAACAAACCTTGATAAGCGAGTAACAACCAACTACAACGCAAAAGCGGAATTCTTTAACAACTATTTCAAGTTTGACGCAGGGTATTTCAATGACACAAATGAGAACTTTGTTGTGTTCTTTGTTGCCTAAGTTTTGTTGTTTAACTGTTGTAGGGTGTGTTTCCTGTAGTTGATAGCACAGGGGCACACCCTTTTTAAAATTTTGTGGTATGCTTATCAAAACTTATAATTATAACGGTGAACCTAACAGGGTTAATAAGACACTACAGGAAAACGAAGAATACACAGGTGTGTTAAATTCAACTGTAAACATATTAGAACCTGTTATCCGTTTCCGTACAACTAATATAGTAACGTTTAATTACGTTTATATCGAAAGTTTGAACCGTTACTATTTCGTTTCTGAGATACGACAAGACGGTGATATATGTACGGTTTATTTGCGTACAGACGTTTTAATGACGTACAAAGATAAAATATTAGATTCTGTTGGTACGTTGGTTAAAGGTGAAAACGGAAACAAATATCTTTCAAACCGTTCAAACGTTTTCGATGTTAGACCAAATATTCAAAAGGTTGATTTTCCAAACAAGAACCTTTTGAATACTGAGGGACAAATTATAATGGTAACTATTAAAGGTAACGTGTAATATGGCGACATACAATTTAACATATATTTGCACTAATTGTTCACAAACAGAAGAAAGTGCTAAACAGTTGGTTGTTGACGGTACAACTAAAAACCCTTATAGTTTTGTGTCTAAATATGGCTATAAGTTTACAGACGAAACAAAACTTATAATTAGACGTAAAAACGCAAGTGGTGAATTTTACGATAGCAAATTAACAGGCACAATCACAGAAATCGGAACAAAATTTAGTGGAACTGTAAGTGTTTCAGAAACAAAAAATTTTCCACCGTTTTCGCTTGTTATGAGTGCAGTGCGAGATAGTACAATAACTTTGCGCACACTTAATGTTACAAACAATATCCATAATAGCACAGTTGAATATGAGCAGACAAGTGCAACAAGATTCAATATTAAGTTAACATGTGCAGACGGTTTCACAGGAACACCGCAAATTACATATACAGACGATTACGGTAGTGAACGAACAAAGGAAATGCACGTATCGGGAAACTTTGCAACAATAACAGTTAGTATTGATTCCTACAATGATGACGTTACGTTTTCATATAAACAGGTAGAACCGCAAAATATCCCTGTAACGTATGATTTAACAAATTGTGAAGTTGTTGGTAACAAACCCGATTCTATTGCGTTAAACGAAACTTTAACCGTATCAATACAGGCAAACGAAAACGCAACGTTGGAAACTTTGCAAATTGCCTATAACGATAGTTACGGAGCGGAAAAAACAGTTGACGGTGAAATTGACGAAACAGGAAAAACGGGAACTGTTTCATTTACCCCAACTTCAACCGATATATCGTATATCGAAGTAAGGGCAACGGCAACAACTGACGAACCGACATTAAAAGGTTACGGTGCAATAAACGTTTATAACGTCACGTTGGAAAACTTGAATGAGTTTGCACAAAAACGCTTTTTCACAGCAACAGACGGGTCAAACGCTATTGTTAATTTAGGCGATTACGTGAACCGCATTAAACGTGTTTTTGTTGATATTCCAACAAGTGGAACAGATACATTAAAGTGTGGTAATTACGACACGAAAATTTCTGTTTTAGCACCGAACACGGATATAATAACAGTCGATTTCGGAAACGTAACTTTAACGGGTGAAAATGAAAATTCGCACGATTACGAAACAAAAATAAAGTTGTTCGTACCGTTCAAAGGTTTTGTTGATATTGATGCAAGTTATATCAATAAAGAAATTAATCTTACTGCAAAGATTAATATTGTCACAGGAAACGGAATAGTACAAATTTCATGTAACGGTGTGCCGTTCCACTTTGAAAACGTAACTTTTTCACGTGATGTAATTTACAGAACCGCAAACGAAAATTTAAAGTTAGTCGGGAATGACGATTGGAACGAACTCAACCTTTATGGGTTTGAACCTTATTTTATCGTAGAAAGTACAACAACGGTTAATGTGCCTATAAATGACACAAAAGAGCAGAAACGTATTGGGGACGTTACAGGGTTTGCACAGTTTGAAAACGTTAACTTGTCAACAAATAACAATATGTTAGTTGACGAATTTAATGAAATTGTTTCACAACTTGAAAACGGTGTTTATCTATAAATAAAAACAGGCGGTAAAGATGTTACCGCCTGTTTTCTTATTTTTTATTATTAAATTCGTTGGCTAAACCTTTGCCACAAATAAAGTCTAAAGCACGGTTTTTCTTTGCCTTTTCTTCGTCAAGTTTGCATGAAATAGTTTTTATTACTAAGGTTTGCGCCTTTAATGTATCAATAACAGAATTTAATAACATACCGTTTAAACCTGTTGTTTCTTCTGCTATATATTGCAAACTTTCTGTTGAAACTTTAAGCGATTTAGATAAAATTTCTATTGATTTATCCATAACTATTTCTTTTCTAGATTCATTATAACTTGTTGTCTTGGTTTGCCGTTACGGTTACATACCGAAACATGAAACCAAAAAGACGTAGAACCTTTGCGGTGTTCTTTAATAAGTTGGTCAAAACCGCCTGTTTCTCTTAAAACCTTTTCTAAGGTTTCCATATCACCACAAACAACGTCAGCAGCCAAACCCTTTAGGTGTTGACTATTAGCCACACCGCCAACGGCTTTATTTAACACAGGACAACGAAAACCGCTATTAACTAAGATAGGTTTACCCAACTTTTCACGGATTTTGTCTAAGTAATCGGCTAACCTGTTTAAGTTGTCGACCACCTCAAAAGTTGGGGTGTTATCAATCCCCAAACGTTTTGCAGTTGTTGAGTTTATGAACTCAGACAAACTAAAGTACTTAATTCTTTTCATATAATTATTATTTAGTTGAAATTACAAACCACTTTCTAATGTCTTTATGTGTCGGAAAACGACCCTTTACAGTTATCGAACAATCTCCCTGTAAGTAGTCGATTTTGTTGTTAAAGAATTCGCTTACTTTGTCAGAACGTACCATAAAAACCGTTTCTTTGTCAGCTTGTTTTAATGTAATCTTAAAATATGAATGTTCCATATATAATTTATTTTGTGCCTGTAAGGGCGGTTAAACTTAAATGCTTTTTACAGGTTTACCGTTAACGTCTATAACGTCAACCTTTGCATAATTACCAACAATTTTTGTGTGCATATATAAACCGTCACCACAAAAACGGTAATCTATTAACGCTTTTGTAATAGCCTTTGTATCTTTAGTTTCTAAAGATTCAAAAAGACAACCAAATTTAAACTTCTGTAATCTTATCATAACTTTGTATTTTGTGCCTGTAAGGTGTTACCCCTACAGGCGGTTAAACTTATAGAATATGTTCTGTTGTCTGTGTCAACTGTAAGAAAGAACTTGCGTCTTTTCCCAACTTGTTGCAAATCTGTGTGACGCAGCAGCCGAATTCGTTTATATATTGCAAACTATCTTTTGACTGATAACATGTGTATACGTCCTTTGTTAACTTTGGTAAGGTGTTGTGTTTAATGCAGTTTACTTCGTGCTCATACATAACCTTTGCAACGTCTGCAAAAGAAGAAACATCTGTTACTGTTTGCGTGTTGCGTGTTACCTCACTTTTAACACGTTTACCGTTAACTGATAAAACGGTTTCACACTCTAAAGTAATTTTATAAGTTGCCATAATCTTTGTATTTAAAGGGTTTAACTTCGTTTCTAAATTCTGCTGCAAAGATACATCTTTTCCACGAAACCACAAAATTATTTTTGTTAAATAATGCAAAAAGTTTAATTTAAATCTTTTTAACATCTATACACTTTGTTCCACATGAAACATCTGCTCTTACTGTTCCACGTGAAACATTTGTTTTATGAAAATTTAAGAGTGTTAACGGTGTGTTAAATGTGTTAAAGAATGGTAATTGTGGCACGCAGCAAAAACCGTGCCAAAGTGTGTTAGCAACTGTTAAAAATGCGTTGGGAAATGTTAAAATGGGGTGCCTTGTGTACC